ACGCGCCTTCGGCCGACTGGTTCTGACCGTCCGGCATGAGCATAGAGAGCGGTGTCGCCGTCTCCGCGGCGAATATCTTCAGGTCGTCGGTGACCGCCGTCAGGAGCTGCGTGACGTCGGTGGCCTGCGACTCCCAGAACTTGATGGCGTCCTCGCCTTCGGCGGGGGCGTTGGTCAGCCACATCTTTCCGGCGCCGGGGAGGAACATCTCCTTGTAGTCCTTCTCGACCATCGGCATCTCGATGGTCTCGCCGGGATTGTCGGGGTCCTCGGCGTCCTTGGTCTCCGGGAGCTTGCCCATGACCGCGCGCTGCTTGAACGCCTGCATAGTGGTGATGACCAGGCGGTGAAGGATGGTCTCGTTGATGCGCTGCAATGTCTCGATGTGGGTCTCGAACTCGGCGGTCGGACGACCCGAGATGGCGCCGGCGTTCTCGAAGCACACGACGGGAACGATCCCTGGGACGCTGAGCTGATAGACGCCGTTGTCCCCGAAGTCCGAGTCCCAGTCGTAAGTGGGTATTTCGTCGGATCGCTGGCTGTCGCTGTGCGTGCGGGAGGCCACGACGACGGCTCCGGGCAGGTACAGGTAGCAGTAGTCCCTGCCGGCGACCTCGTCGGTGTACATCTTCAGCGCTGCGGTGACACGCGAGTGCCTGAGCGGGTCGTGCTGCGTGATGCACTGGCGCGGATCCTCGCGCGTGATGACCGGCACTCCGGTCTGGTCGGCCTCTCCGACGATGACGTAGCCCCATACCAGGCCGAGCATGTCGCCGTGGACCTCGGACGCCTGACGCTTCATCTCGTTGGTCGACCAGATGCGCCAGGCCTCCTTATCAGCCTCGGCACTGTCGCCGACGAGGAAACCGACCGGGGTCATGCGCTCCTTGACCGCCTGCACGACGATCGGCGCGAGGTTCAGGCGCGCCTTCTTCTGGAGCCGGTGATACGCGAACTTGTAGGCCTCGGCGCAGTCCGGTAGCGGACCGTGACCGTCGAGCCACTTCGTGAGACGCTCGAGACGTTCCGTGCGCTCGGTGAGTTCGTGCGCGAGGCGCTTGAGCGTCTTGCCGGGTTCGATGGTCACGTCGATCGCCACAACGTCTCCTTCAGTAGACGCGGACGGGCGCTCGCCGTTTCGGCTTCGTCCCTATTCCTGCTGCGATGCAATCGATGCATGCCTGGTAGCTGAGAACTCCGGCTATGCACGCATCAATCTTCTTGGGTGAGTACTCGTGCTCCTTGCCCAGCGTGAGCTTCGTGGCTCTGATCCGCCGGCGGGCATTGAGCACGTGTTGCGTGTAGTGCGCGTCTTCCTCGTGCGTCATCTCGCGGTTCCTGACCGCTGCTGAGAATGCCTCGATGGCCCGCTGGATGAACACCGACCGGCCGCCGGTCATCCACCACTCGAAGGGATGCTCGCGCTTGACGAACATCTGCTTGTGCTTCGGTCCCTTGAAGAGGCGGGTCCCGTACTTGGACTCCCACTCGTTGACCTTGCTGCGCCATTCCTTCGCGGGGTCCGCGTAGAACGCGCCGATCTTGTAGTCGGAGAACGCCCGGTCGACGACCGCGTCGATCTCCTCGGTCGGCGGGGTCCAGAACTCCTGCCCCTGTCCGTCCGGTGCCTCCCAGATTCCAAGCTTGACCTGATGCGCGTCGGAGATCCTCGTGGCGATGAGTGCCGTGGCGTCCGGCTTGCGCTTCGTGTTGCCGGACTGGCCCCGAGAACCGTCGAAGCCGAGCGTGATGAGGTCGCCCTTGACCAGATGCTTGGTCTTGTCGAGGCAGCCCCCCCATTCCGGGGCGCTGATGTAGCTGTCCATCGCAGCGGTCGGCTCGTTGAGCCAGTAGCGCCGAGAATCGCCCGGGTCGTTCCTCGGGTCGTAGATCTCGTCGACGATGCGTTGCAGGTCGATCGCATCCGAGAACGGACCGTAGACCTCGCGCAGTGCGGCGACCAGTTCTTCCTCGTTGGCGAGGTTGACGCCTTCGGGTGCCTGCCGGTGGTCGAAGAACAGCCTGGTCCGCTTCGACTTGTGCTCGCGGATGAGCTTGGCCAGGTCGTGCGTCTCCTCGGCGACGCTGTTCTCGCCGGGAAGGTACATAGTCGACGTCTCGTGTGACCACGGCTCGGCGTCTTTGCGCTTGGCCATGTTACGCCGGACGGTGGCGTACATCCGCTTGAGTTCCGGCAGCACGTAGAGGTGCGTCTCGTCGAAGACGACGTGCGTCTCCTTGCCGCCGTCCTTGGCCGCGTTAGAAGCCGTGGACGGGATGATCTCTCCGCCGTGAGGCAGGATCGTGCGCGTCAGGCCTGCGCAGTTGGTCGGTAGCCCTTCCGAGAGCGGGCCCTGCGTGAGGTTGAAGTATACGTTGTCGTAGGTGTTGCCCGACTGGCCTTCCTCGGTGGCCAGACAGCGGATGAACGGATAGACGATCGGGCGTCCCATGGGCTCGCCCGGTTCGTAGGTGTAGCGGAAGTCCCGCCACTCGAAGATCTCGCCGCCGGTAGCGAATCCGGCGAACCGGCAGGGACCGAACCCCTCGAAGAGCACCTCGACTCCGGCGAGCTCGGACTTCGCCCGGCCCTTGGCCCTCGAGGTGAAGGCCGAGTCGTAGAGCCGGCGTCCGTTGGTGGCCAGCGCGTAGTGGTCGAGTATCAGTCCCGCGAACTCGTCATCGAGCGGCAGTCCGTCCGAGCGCGAGGGATCGAGAGGTCGTCCTTCGACGTCGCCCGGTCCATGGACCGCGAAGTGTTCGAGCCAGGCCAGGCAGAGCCATCCGAGCGAACGCTCCCGATCATGTCCGGGAGCGCGGATGATCTCACGCATCGGCCGCTAGCAGTCGGTCACGCCGGGTCGAGATGCTGGTCACCTTGCCGTCCACCGAGCCGACAGCCGGCGTGTCGTCGACGATCTTCCATCTGAGCGCCGCGAGACCCTTCGGCGTCAGGCCGAGTGCGTTGTCGAGCTCGCGCATCTCACGGAAGATCGTGATGCGTCCCGTCACCAGAGCGGCGAGACGCCCTACGCACTCACGGACGACCCGCATGGTCTCGGCGTCCGCGATCTCGAGCACGTCGAGCGAGTCCACGGTATTGAGCACCTCGATGTCGTCTTCGAGAGAGGCGCGCCGGGCGATGACCGACATGTCACCGTCCGACCATCCGGAGGCCTGCGGGGTCTTCCAGGCCCAGCGCCACCAGCGGATCCCCGCGGTTCCCAGGTTCGCACCCTTCGGGATTCGCGGCGCCGTGCCGCTACGGCCTGAGGCTGGTAGGTTCGTCGTCGGAATGGTCGGCTTGTTGCGCCGGCGCGCGTTGGGCTCTGGCAAGGGTCCGCGTGTCATGGCTGGTCCTTCCCGTTCCGGGAGGTCACTCCGTTTCGGAGTCGTGCATGGTAAACCCGTACACACCGCGAGCCGCAGCACCTTCCAGTACTGCGCGCCTGCGGGGCAGGGGATGGGCCCCCAGGGTCTCGACGTCGAAGAGTCAGTGGGAGGCGGTATCTTTCTCTGCGTCCCACTCCCGGGCAGTCGCACGCATGTGCGCTTCCATGTCTTGGCGCAGCTCGCCAGCCAGCACAGCGAGTTCGTCTACCTTGTCCATCCAACCGCGGATCGTGTTAGGATCGAAGGCGATCGTCTCGTTGATGACGTGGCACTGTTCGAGGTCGCGGCGTACGCCGTCGATCGTGATGGTCATCGCGCATTCGAGACGCGTCGTGCCCTCGGGTAGGTCGTCGAGACGATGCTCTGCCATCACTTCACCCCCGGATGCTTCTCTGTCGGTCGCTTCTGTGTCACGCGTGTGCGTGCTGCGTTGCCCTGGGCACTCGTGTACTGCTTGTGGTGCCAGTCGCACAGACTGCGCAGGTTCGCGTCACTGTGGTCGTGTGAGTCGACGATGTGATGCACGTCTGTCGCATCGAACGGGCAGCGCGTCCCGTTCGGCAGCCGTTCGGTGCATCGCCCACCATCGCGTGCCAGCACTCGTGCTCGTATCGCAGCCCAGTCGGGAGGCAGCGGTGCCGTGCGCCAGCTCACCTCAGGTCGCTGTTGCGTGACATCTCGCCGGCGAACTGCGCGAGCCTCTCGGACTCCGACATCGGCCGATACGTGCCGCGTGGCGGGGCGGAGGAATCGAGCACCGCGTCGCAGATGGTGCAGCGTACGCGCTCACTCGGCGCCACGACGATGACGTTGCACTCCCGGCAGTA